AACATAGGTCTTGAAGATTTTAATTTATTAGGTGTGGCTAAAACTATAGCTGATCAATTAGGTAAAGACGAAGAAGAAAGAATGTATAGAGACGAAGATAAAACAGAATTAACTAGAGAAGGGTTCATGAAAAAATTAGGAGACATACCAGGTGGTCGTGATACTTTCTTTAATTTAATTAAAAGATTTGATCCAGAAAATTTTTATAAAGTAGTAGGCATGCCGCAAACATCAGGTGGCTTAGAAGACATGTCTAAAATGCAGATGCTATCAACAGATGGAATAAATAGATCTACTTCAGAAGGTAAAAAAAGATACAACGAAATAAAAAGATTTAATGCACAGATAATGGAAGCAAGAGACAAAACACAAAGCAAAGGTGACAGACCACAACAAGGAGGGGGCAGACCTGCGATGGCAGAAAAACCTGCAGAAGAAGAAGCACAAAAAGATCAAAGTGAATATGCAGGAATGTTTGACGTACCAGGCACTATGATGTTTGAAGGTAAAGAAGTTCCTGTTGGTAGAAGATTTTCTACAGACATAGGAGATGTGATGAAACGAGCATTGGAAGGTACTTCTGAGCGTCAGCTTGAACCTTTTGCACAGTATGTTAAAAGAAGAAGAGAATTTTTAGGAGAAGAAGATGATGAATTTTTTGATGAAGATGGAAATGTAATTTATGGAGGAGTAGCATAATGGGAATATTTGATTTCATGTTTGGAGATAGGAATCCACCACCAGTAGAAACAACTAATATAAGCACTACTGAAATACCTAAGTATATAGCAGAACCAACAGCACAAATAATAGGTTCAGCTATGGATGTGGCTAGAGAAGGTTTTATACCTTACACTGGTCCAAGACTTGCAGGGTTTACTCAAGATGAACAAGACGCATTTCAACAAGCAAGAGATATGCAAGGTATCGCAGGTTTGCAACAAGACCAAGCATACACAGCGGCAACAGCATCAGGTGCTCCAGCTTTATCTTCAGTCAGTCCTTACATGACAGATTACATGACTAACGTTGCAGATGTAGCGGCAGGTAAGTTAAGAGAACAATCATTAAGAGAACAACAAGACATAGCAGCTAAAGCTGTCGGTGCAGGTGGATTGGATAACACACGTTTTGCAGTATTAGAAGCAGAGAGACAAAAGAATTTACAATCAGGTCTAGGTGATTTATATACTAAAGCACAAGCATCAGCATACGAGACTGCATTAAAAGCAGCACAAACTGATAGAGGTCAACAATTAAAATCAGCAGATGCTATGAGTAAGATTGGATCAAGAGGACAACTTGGTAGACAAAGTGATCTATCTACTTTACAAGGCATCGGTGGATTGCAAAGAGGTCAACAACAACAAGCAATAGATATTGGTTACACTGACTTCTTACAAGAAAGAGACTTTCCAAAAGAACAACTTGGATTTGTATCTGATATTATTAGAGGTGCGCCATTTGGGCAACAAACAACTTCTGTTGGTCAAACTCCAGGTCAAAGACCTGCACCATTCCTAAGTCAATTACTTGGTATGGGTATGCAAGGTGCTAACATTTATGGGAGTATATTTAAATAATGGCTGATAAAAAAGAAAATAAAGGTACTGGAATACTTACTCCAGATATGTCAATAGACGATTTGCCTCTAGATTTTAGAGATGCTGTTCTACAAAACTTACCAAAATTGCCACCTGGGCCAGTAGCTGATTCAGGAATGGATGACTTTATGAAAAGCAAATTGGCTGCGTTTAAAATGAAAAAAGAAGAAAAAGATGCAGAACAAGCGGAAAAAGATAGACTAGCAAACATGAGTGTTTTTGGTAAGATGATGGAAAAATTAAAAACAGATGCTGATGCTAGACAAAGATTTTTTGACCAACTTGGTGGCATAGGTGCACAAATTAGTAGACCAACAGAACCTGGAGAAGCTAGAAGTTTGGCAAGAGATTTAATTGTAGGTTCTGAACAAGGAGAAAAAAGAAGTATTGCTAAAAGAAAAGCAGAAGCTGAAGCTATGGCTGATGTAGCATTAGCAAGACAACGTGCAAATCCTATGCAGTATTATACAACTGCTATGAAAGATTTATCACAACAAGCTATAGCAGCAGGTCTTATACCTGGCACTCCACCTTTCACTACATACATTGGTGAAAAGTTACGAGGCAAAGGTTTATCTGCAAACTTAGCATCTTATTCAGAAACATTAAAAAATTTAAACGAACAGTTATTACAAGCACAAGCAGCTAATCAAGATACCGCGACTATCATACAACAGATAAAAGATGTTCAAGGTTTGATAACTGCGGAACTGGGTGGTACGTCTGGCGCAAGCTCTGACATACCGTACAAACCTCAGTAACAACTATAACTAAGGGCGCGAGTCCTGAATACATTGTAGGTTATTATGGTAGAAGAAGTAAAGTATATTCGATTTGAAGAAGTGCCAGAGGCACCACGTATTGCAGTTCCTGCAGACTTTACTCAAGACCAAATAGACCAATACCTCAAATCAGATTACGTAGAACAAACTTTAGCAGAAAAAGGTTTTGCTTTTAAATATGGTCTGCAACCTGTTAATCAATTAGAATTAGATAACTTAGACGACTGGCACCTAACTTCAGGTGTTAAAAAAGGATGGCTTAGTACAAAATCTGTAGGCCAAAGCGTATTAGCATTTGCTAATGATTTTTTAGGAAACGAAGAAGCCAGACAAGAAGCCAAACGTGCTGCAGATCAATACATGTTTGACAAAGCCGCACTTATGTATCAAGTAGATGACGAAGGTAAGTTATTATCTCGTGTAGGAACAATAGAAGAAATTATAAATGATGATGACCACTTAGCTGCTTTTACAAAATATGCAAGAGAAAAGTTTGGTGAAGCGGCAGCTACTAGTTTTCCTACTTTATTATTAAGTTTTGTAGGTGGTGGTGTTGGTGCAATAACTGGTAGTTTGCTTGCTCCTGGACTAGGTACATATAGTGGTGCTGTAGCAGGCAGTGTAGCAGGAAGATACTTAGGTGGGTTTATGTTTGGTTTGGGTGAATCTTATTTAGCACAATCAGAAGAAACAGATGATCCTAATTTAGCGTTATCAGTTGCAGCAGCTATACCATACGCAGCTGCAGAATCTTTAGGTATTGGTCGTATACCCACTGCTTTAATTAAAACTTTTGGAAGTAAAGAAGCTGCAGCAAAAGCAACAAGAAACGGTTTATTAAAAGGTTTAGTAACTGCAGATGGTAAAATTAAGTATAGAAAATTAGCTGGTACATTTTTAAAAGAAGTACCAAAAACTATGATTGAAGAAGGTTTGGCAGAATCAATACAAGAAACAATAACAACTGGTGCAGCTGGAATAGAAGCTGGTAAAAGTTTTGATGACATGTTTAACAATAAAGAATTTGCAAAACAATTAGGTGAAGCAGCAGCCGCTGGTTTCTTTGGTGGTATGCCATTTGGTACAGTTAATCCGAGTATTAAAGCTTTAAAAGTTATAAACAGAATGGGTGGTGTAACTAAAGATACATTAGAGGGTGCAACACTGGGGGCTGAATTAAACACTGATCCAGCACAAGAACCAATCCAATCTGCCCCCTTTGACATTGGCAACACAGTTACAATAGACAATGAATACAATGCTGACATAGATAAAGAACGTCAAGCACAGTTAGAAGGAATGTTTGGCAAACCTACATTTAAAGTTTTAGGTACAGCTAATATTGAATTACAAAAAGGCCAAGGGCCTGAAACTGTTTTTGTTTTACAATCAAATGCAATTAAACCAGCTACTGTTTTCTTAAGACCTAACGAACTTGGTAAAGTAAATGTAGTAGAAGATCCTTCGGGTGGTGGTGAAGTACCAGAACAAAAAGAAAATTTTGCATACGATGGACAAGCAACTACCAATAAATTAAATGATGCCGTAAGAACAAAACACACAGAGTTAAAAAGAAGAATGGTGCAGACAGGACATTTAAATACTGCACAAGAAACTGATGTAACTGCATTTTTAAAAGGTGACGATACCATTGTACGTAATGTAGCTAATAGAATTATTGCAGATAGAGAGCTACAAAGAGACGAAAGAAAAACATTTGAAGCAACGCCGCAAGAAGATAGGGAACAAGATTTATTAGATTACATACCTAAACTAGATAAAACATATGCAAAGTATGATGGAGTGCCAGACAACGAATTAGAACAAGCTATTAGAGAAGATCTACCATTCTGGCGAACTCAAGAGTTTGCAGAACAATCAGAAGGTTTGACAGATCAAGTTGCTATATCTGAAGAGCAAGACAAACAATTAAAAGACTTAGGTTACTTTGGCGAAAGGGGGCAGAACTATGTCAACGAAAGAATTAGAAGTAATATAAATCCTGTAAATAAAACAGAGTCATCTGGTAAAAGATTATTAGATAGTATATTAAGAAATGGAACTAGATTTAGTTCTATACCAGATATACTGGGTGGCCCAGTTAAAGTACAACAAAAGATTGGTGAAAAAATAACTAAGAACGAACCACTAACTGCTCAAGAAAAAGCAAGTTTGTCTGGCGATAGATTAATACCTGCAACTAAATATGATCCATCTACATACACAGAAGAAATGTCATTTGAAAATCTTTACGATAAACCTGTCGAAGTTAGAATGAGAATTGTACTAGAGTTGGCAAGTAAATTAGATAGAGACGGTTGGAAACGTAAACAAATAAATGATCCACAATTAAAAGAATTAGAACAAGCTTTAAAAGATAAAATAAAAGTAGCCGAGTTTCAATACGGCAGACTAAGTGAAAGTTACAAACAAGCTAAAAAAGATTTAGCAGACTTTAGAAACACAGGCGAGCATGTGTTAATAAATGGTCTAGCACCAGAGGGTGTGTTCTCGCTTGTGCCTATACTATCACCTACTGCTTTTAAAACTTACGACAATATTATAGTAAACCTACAACGTAACCTTCAATCAGAAGATCCTATTGTTAGAAAAAATGCAACCGAACAATTACCTGTATATCAAAATATGTTAGGACAAGTGTTAGAGTCTAGAATACAAATGAATAAAATGCTTGAATCTATGAGTATAGAACCTATACTAAATTGGAATGAGTTTACTGAGCGTTCTATGAAGTCTACTATTAATAAGTATCGTAAAAAATTAAATCAAACAACCCCAGAGTTTAAAAAGAAAAGCATTTATTCTCAATATACAATGCTTAACAAAGAACCTGATGAAAGATCTAAAGGTGATTATCCTCAAATACAAACAAAAGTATATGCTAATTTACTTCAGATAATGGAAGTGTTTAGACAAGAAGCAAACAGACTAGGATTAGCGACTGTAGATATTGGCATGATGAATAGCGCAGCGTCTGACATGTTAGGAGGCCCAGGTACTGTAGGTGCATTCTTACCAGAAAAAGCAATGGGTGGTGCTGCATATAGAGGAGCCAAAGCTGCAATAGATGAGGGATTAATAAGTGGCTCTGATCAGTTAGATCCTAACATAAATTTAAGTATGATTCACATTGCTTTTGATTTAGATAAATTTAACAAAGCAACTCCTGAACAAAAAATTGAAATGTTTGACAAAGCATTTAGTACTTTAAATCATGAAGCCATACACGCTTTAAAAAGCATGGGATTGTTTACAAAACAAGAATGGCAAGTATTAACAAAAGCTTCGGAAGAATTTTTTATAGAAGATTATGATATAAAAACTTTATATGTTAAAGAAAATTATCCGTCATACACACCAGAACAATTCAAAGCTTTGCAAGTTGAAGAAGGCATTGCTAAAGCAATGCAAGCATTTTTAAAAGTAGGTAAATCCCCACCTAAAGAATCTTTTACAAAACAATACACAACTGATAGAACTGTATTACAAAGACTATTTGATAGAATAAAAGCTTTCTTATCTTTAATTGGTTTTAGTTTTAAACAAAATGGATTTAACAATGCTTACGACATTTTTGATGCAGTGCAAACTGGCATCATCGGACAAAGAATGCAAGCCAGAGCTGATGCAGAACAAATAAAAATTGTAGCTAATATAGAAAAAACCATGGGCATAAATCCTATGGGTGTTTTAGTTTCTAGTAATAGATTAGCATCAGACAATCCTGCGATTTTAGAGTTTCAAAAAAATGTTATAGCAAATTTTTTAAGTGATACCAGGTTTAGAACATTAGCAGAAGCAGAAGCTTATGTTGAGGAGGCTACTAAAGATACTCTTGTTCCTCTTAGGAACAGAGATCCTATGGAACAACAAGAGATTAAACAATTAAAAAGAACTATAACAAGAATAAAAAATTTAAAGAAGCCTTTACAAGCTAGAGTTGAATTAGAAACAAGATTAGAAAATGCAACTACTACATCGCCAGTAGGTAAGAAACCAGAGTTTCGTACAGGTCGAGCAGGTATAGGAGGTATAGATATTACTGCCCCCTATACGTCAATGTATATGCCGCTGACTGTAGATCAATTTTTAGCTTTAGTACCACCATTAGATGTAGAAACAGACTACACTGAAAGAACTACAAGCTTTATGATGGAACAAGCCCTGGATAATGTAGGATTTGGAGTGCCTTATATTGAAATAGAAATAAACGAAACAGGTGGTATAGGTAGAGTTGTATCACATGAAGGTAGACACAGAGTAACTACAATTAAAGCTTTAAATACTGGCAACACAAAGATACCTGTAGCTGTACGATTTAAAAGAACAGGAGATCCTGAAGCATATAAAAATAATAAAACAGGTAGAAGTGATATAAGAAACAAAACTTTTTTATCTAATTATTTATTTGAAGGTCAATTAGTTACACAAGGGGGCACAACAGAATCTGGTAACATAGCGGACATGATGGGTAAAAAAGTATACGAAGGTTTTATGAATATGCCTGACTTGCAAGGTAACATTTCTAACTACAATTTTACTAAACCTTATATTAACAATTTTGCTAACAACCCTGCAATTAGATATGAATTGGGTGAAATACAAGATCCTTCTAATAGAATGAACAGACAAGAAAAAAGAGCTACACTCAACGAAATGAAAAAAGCAATTAAAGATGGTGAGACTGCGTATGAACCAGGTTCACAAGCAACTCCTAGAAAGATGTCATTCTTCTCTAGAGTGCTAGGACACGCACGATCATATGCTAAAGTATATCCAAAATTTAGATTAATGTATGCAAACGTTATGAATAAAATATTTAAGTCTAGATCTTTGCAAATGTCTTTAACTGCTACTTTACAACAAAGATATTTAGAAGTTAAAAAAGATCCTGTAGCAAATGAAAGAATGAACAAAGCACACATTATCATGGAGATGACAGGCAAGTTCCCAGAGTTTAATGAGAATGGTGAGCTAGTGTTTGTTGCACCTGCAGATGGTGGTGCGTCAGATCTTGATGTAGTAGCAGGAGAAGTTGTAGTTTTAACAGGTGATGTAGCTATGGCTATGAAAGATCATCAATTAGTCATGGCAACTTTAATAAAAGAAGATTTAAAAGCTACAATATCAAGAGATCATATTGAAAATTTAACTGAAGCATTGGATGTGATACGTACGTTCTTTCCTAGATTACGTGATGAAATTAGAGTATCGTTTGATGCAAAAGGGGGCACAATAAACTTGTTAAATAAAGCAGAGTTTGATAGTCTTGCAAGAGAACAACAGCTATATGCTTTAGAGAATGTAGATACTAAACAAATAAAATTTATTGTAGACAGTTTATCAAATGTAATGATAGGCAGAGGTATGGTGACAGGAGAGTTTGCAGAAATAATAAATAGATTACTAGGTAATAAAGACGCGGGTCTTAACAAATTATTAGCGGAAGCAAGTATAGCAGAAGGTTACATGAGTAGACCATATATACCATTACAAAGATTTGGTAATGTGTTTATTACAGTAAAAGATGATGATGGAAAAACTATATGGTACGAAACATTCGAAGGTAACATAGGCACAGAGACATTAGGAAATAGATCGGCTATGAAAAAAGCCCTTGCCAAACGCTCACAACTCGTTGCAAAATATCCCAATGCAACTGTGAGTCAACCAGCTGTAATGACTATTCAAGAAGTTAGAAGATTAATAAAAGAAGCAGGGCCTACAGTATCCATAGAATATTTATCACAGTTTATGTCAGATACAAATGCAAGAAGATTCCAAGAAGCTATGAAAGAAATGAGACAAGTGTTAGCTGCAAAAGGTTTAGATAAAGACATTACTCCAATCGGTGCATATAGAACACCAAGAGACAGAAGTGTAGGACTAGAAGGTGTGCCAGGTTATAGTGCAGATTTCACAAGAGCGACAATGCAATACATAATGACTGCCAGTGAAGCAATAGCACGTAACAGATATCAACCATTAATAAGTCATCATTATAATGAAACAATAAAAGATGCACAAGCTAAAGGAGATAACAATTTACAAGAAGCAACACAAGCATTCTTTGATTACACAGAAGATCCTGTACAAGAGTGGGCTAACTTTAGACGCATGGGATTCTGGTGGTATCTTGGTGGTAATATATCATCAGCTATGTTACAAACAATGTCTTTAGTTCAATTTACAGGGCCTTTATTGTCACAAATGGCAGGAACAAAAGCTACTACTGTTGAGTTAGGCAAAGCTATAGCCGATGCAACAAGCATGGCTAAAGTTTCTGGTCGACAATATGAAGATGCTTTTTTAGATTTTAACAAAGTATTTGATGACGTACCTGGATTAAAAGACGCTATATTTACAGCAGTAGCAGATGGTACAATTAAACAAGGGCAAGCTATGCAAGAGGCTGGCATCGTGCCAGGCCCAGGCGGTACTCAAGTAGGAACTCAATCAGCTGCAAGAAAAAATTTTAGAAAATTTGAAAATGTATTTGTAGGTGGAGCATTCAATACTTTTGAAGCTGCTTCACGTATAACAGCTTTTATGGCGGCTTATAGATTAGCAAGTAAAGATCCTAAAGTATTAGAAAATGCAGAATTATTGTATGGTAATGATTTAGATTATCAAAACCAAAAAGATAGATTCGGCAATACACCAGAAGCTTTTGCTAGATTTATGGTTGAAGAAACATTTGGTGTATACGGTAAAGAAAACAGACCATTTTTAGCCAGAGGGTTTGGTTCATTGCCTGCTTTGTTTATGACATACATTAGTCAAATGTTTGGATTGTTATATCGTTTACTTAATCCTGTTGGAATGGCAGCAGATAAAACTGCGCTACAAAATAGAGTAGGCCGCCGTGCATTTGCTCGTATTATGTTAATGATGCTGATTACAGGTGGTTTATTTGGATTGCCAGGCGGTGAAGATGCAGAAGATATATACAACTTAGTTAAAAGAAACAAAACAGGAATAGACGCGGATGTAAGATCTGAATTTAGAAACATGTTATATTCAGCAGGCTGGAGTCCTACCGCGATAGAAGCATTAGAGTCTGGGTTAATTAGTTCTTATATGGGTATTGATGTACAAAGACGTATTGGTTTTGGAGTTGCCCCCTGGTCTACGCAGATCAGAGCAGCACTTTCACTTGCAGGTGTAGACACAGGTGCAAGAGCAGAAGAGTTCTTAGGTGCACCAGGTTCTATATTTATAGATGGCTTTAATAATTTACAAAGCCTTGGATTTAGAGAAGGCAGATGGGGTGATGTAATAGTTAACAGTTTGCCACTTGGAATTAGAAATCCTCTTAAGAGTATGGACTATATGTTTGGTGAAGGCTACATAACTTCATCATATGGTTCTGTTGTAACAGATGATATAACTGCAGTCACTACGCTAAAACAACTATTAGGATTTACACCGACAGAAATATCTAAAGGTAGAGAAGCATTATTTTTAATGCGTAAGATGGACAGAGCAACGAATACATTTAAACAAAGAATGAATGCAAGAATAGAAAATGCTTATATAAAAATAATTATGGGTGGTAAGAATAGAAACGGTAGTTTAATTAATGAAGGCAATGCTGAAATACAAAAGATATATAAGGATATTATGAAACATAATCAAAACAATCCTACCAAAATGTTTATACCAGATCTAAATAGAAAGTTTGATGATGCACTAAGAGCGGCCGATCCTAACTATGCCATCATGAAAGGCAAGCAGGAAACAATCGCAGAAAAATTAAGATTAAGAGAGACGTTAGGTCTTAATTAGCCAAAGGGTTATTAGCCCTAGTCTTCATCTCTTCTATAAGTATATCTTGTAATTCGTTTTCTTTTGCTACTACAGCAAGTTTCTTTTCCATTTCACCTAAAGCTTTTTTGATTTCTTTAATATCTTTTTTAAGTCCATCAATATTAGGTATGTTAATCATAGCCATTTGTTCTCTGACTTTAGCTATGTCTTTAAATACTGTTGTTAAATCTACAGGTACAATCTTATCATCTACCTTTTTAATTCTGTCTATTAAGTCTACTTTATATTCATTAGCATATAGTAATGCTTCATCTATCTTACCAGATAGTTCTTTATCTTTTGCTACTAAGGGTGATAAGTTTACAGCTGGTGCAGATTCTATTGCATCAAGTCTAGTATTGAACTGACCCCATGTGTAAAAGCCCCCACCTATAGCCCCAATAACTCCAAGCAATGCGGCATATGTACTAAGTTTCTCTATAATTTTCATTAGTTCCCCCTAAGTTTTTTTAATTCTAACATAATCGACACCTTTTGTCTAGCCAAAAAATCCATTCTTTCTTCAAATATCTGCATAGGATCATTGATAGAATAGGCGGATAAAGTAACACCAGCGTATATAGTTACGTTGTATGATCCTAAATCCACCTGATTCTCAAATAATTCTAAGTTAGCATCTTGATAGATATCTTTAGACTCGTAAAACTCAACCTCCTCGTAGGAGTCTAGTTCTGGTTGAATTAACATCCTATCAATTTTGCTAAGTTGTTTCTCAACTTTCTTAAGTTCTACTGTAGTTCCTCCAACATCTGTAGATATTTCAATTTGTTTCTCGGACTCCGTTGATACCTTTTCTTCGTCTCCTGCCTCTGCAGTCTGTACCTCGGTGTCCTCAGATTCTTCGCTATCGGGTTCTGCTTCTTCAGTTGTTTCATTTTCATCCTCATTAGCCTCCGATACGCTCTCTTTGTTTTCTGGCTCCTCTTCCATTGATTCACCAGTATCTTCCATAGTCTCTTCATTCTGAACCTCCTTTGTTGGTTCTTCCGCTTCTTCTATGGTAGCTTCCTCCTCGACTTCCGTCATGGGTTCAGCTTCCGCTTCCATTTCAGCTACTTCTATTTCTTCTTCCTCGATAGTTTCTATGTCAGCTTCTTCTATTATCTCCATCTCTTCCGTAACAATAAACATCTCTTCAAACTCTTCAAAAGATTCTATATCTTCAAAGGTTATCTCTTCTGGTACTGCTTCTGGAAGTAGATCGATGATAATAATCTCGTCATCAAAAGTAAATTCTTCTTCAAAGAAATCTTCTGGGATATCATCTATCACATCTACAATATTATCTATGGCTTCCTGTGCATCTTCATTAATAGGGGGTGTGTCATCATATGTTACATCTAATGTAACGTTATCTACATCTGGTCCATGATGAGAATTATCATAAGCTGTGCCCGCAGTTTCATTAAATAACTCTGCTCTAATTGTAATATCTGTTTGTGTATTTGAACCTTGTATGTATTGATTTGTATAGTTTGTAAACTTATTACCAGTTGTACCGCTGGTGCCAGTTATTTCTCTAACTTGTGTAGATACTGAACCGTCAGCTCCTGTAATAATTTGTTTAAGAGTAAGTGTGTTTTCTATATTATTCCAAAACCATACGTCTGCCCCCATGGTTGAGGTAAAGCCTTGATTCATTTGATGTTGTGTTAAATGACCATCATCAACTAAATCTACATCTTGATATACATTATCTTCTTCGTGTCCTTCAAATGCTAACACACCTCCACTGCTATCCATACCTGTTTCATATGGAAATCCATTCCAGGCACCATGAGTGTGAATACCATCGTCTCCGTCTGTGGACCAACCAGTTGTGGTTGTAGTGTTACCAGTTCCAAAAGTAGAATTGTTAAGAACGTTTCCTGTGTTTACTTCTGCGCTATTCGCTGTGCATGTTAACAGGCACAGGGTCAATAACAGGCTCGATAGTGTTAACTTCATCTTGCTCCTTTAATGTAATCAGTTCTTGTTCAAGTCTTTCTGCTTCTAGTCTTGCAGCTTCTGCTTCTTCTGCAGCAATACGTTCAGCTTCTAATCTTTCTAGTTCTGCAATTTCTGCATCTACTTCTGATTTTATTTCCATACGTTGCACATACTCTTTATAGTCAGGTCTAAGTTCTTCATATGTATCCCACAATCCAGCAGCTTCTGCCCCAATCTTACCATCAAATGGACATGGGGTACCTGCAGCTTCCATCGCCTGGAAGACACGAGGATCTTGACATAGCACTGCGACACTTGCGACTTTCATACCAAAGTCTTGTAATACCTTGGCAAGTTTAATACGCTCGCAGTTTAAGTCGACTACATGTTTGCCGCCAGAAAGCCCAAATACGCCAGTGCTAACAGAACCGCTAACACCCATTGAGCAAACGTCTTGAGACATGCTTGAATAGGATGGGCTGTTTGCTGAAGGCGGTGGTATTTCTGACCCGTTCGTGTTTGATGTAGTGGTACTCGTCGTGGTGTTTGTCTGCCCCCCAGAGTAGGAGTTAGTCGTGGTTGAGGTGTACCCACCTGTGATCTGGGTATTACTACCCGAAGAATTTGTTTGAGCATTGTTATCATTAGTTGAATCCCCCCATGCTGGTACACTTATACAAAGTATAAACGTTAATATAAAAGCTAGTATTAAATTATCTTTTAACAAGGCTACCCCCAAAATACAAACCAATTATTGCTGACATCAGGTGTGTATCCAGAGGAGTTATAACTACTCCAAAAAATTCTTTATCTAATACCACCTCTTTTTGTTCTATCAAGAATAAAAATCCTCTTGACAACTCAGTCCATGTAATCCAAACACTTGTATCAAAAAATACAGGTACGACTTTGGGCCACACAATTATAGAAAAGACTGCCGCCAATGCTATAATCCTACGGGTAAACTGAAACCCTTTGTTCTCATATGTTCTTGCTTTCTCTACGAAAGACATTTGTTTATCAGCTCTCGCTAATAACATTTTCTGTTCATCTTGCTTTGCTTTGATACTCTGTGACCAGATAGACATAACTCCACCAAGTACACTTGAGCCAAGCATTGTAATCATTTCTACAGGCAATCCTCCTAACATTCTAGTTCCTCCATTAGTTACTTGGGTTACTTCCTTTATGCCCTCTTGGACAATCACTCCTGTAATAATTGCTATTAACCATTCCATTCATTATGGTTCTATACCAAAGAATTTATATGCTCTTTCTTCAGTAGATTTATCTGGTTTGGTGTGGTGATATTTAGCATATAAATTATACCCAGCTTCTTTATCACCTTCTTCATATTTCTTTAATAAATCCATAGTGGGATCTGGATTTTGTTGTAAGTTTGCAAAGAATAAATCCTTTTGTTGTGCTGGTGTTAAACCTTTTATTCCCACTTCTTCTGCTTTTGATAACCATAAAGGTACGGTGTACCCTTCAGCTTCATATACATTTTTTGCTCTCTTTACTGCAGTTTTAAATCCTGCATCTGTAAATTGGTATATACCTTTTGCAGTAGAATCTGGATTGTCTATATTTTTTCCATAATCACTTTCAATACCTGCTACAGTTTCAGCATAATTGTTTAATGTTTCATTGGAAAACCCATACTTATCTCTAAGTATGTTATCCATCTTGGTGCCATCAATCATCATTCCAAGTTCTGATATTAAATCTTTAATACCCGCCATCCCAAATTCTTTCTGTCTCTGTATCGTCGTGCTCACAGTTAGAGCATTCACATTGACCGCCCATACAAGAACCGCCATTGCTACAGTGACACGCATGACCACAGTTAATACACTCAGGCATTATGTTCCTAAACTTATATCGTTGAATGCTCTGATCGGATATGAATCTACTTCAAAACATATAGAGCTAAAGAGAGCTTGAGTATCTCCTTGGCTACTAGCATAGTCCTTATAATTTTGTACATACATTTCAGTTGACTCTAAACAAGTTTGCATATCTGGATATAAATATCCTTGGTATTTAACTGACGGCCACTCGGGCATTGATGTAATTATTATTGCCATAAATACTTTTATCATTAGTCTCCTATTGACTTTTCAATCTGTGCTGCAGTCTTAACTGGCTTCAAAGGTTGTTCCATTTTAGCTAGTTTAACTTTATAAGGCACAGGTCTTTTATTATTTCTATTACCTTGTCGCTTACCAAAAGCAACTTTATGTTCTAAATGTCTAGGCGGAGTCTTACGTCTACCTTCTAGTTGTTTACTAATCCCCGCTCTGCTGATCGCCATTGTCTTCCTCCTTAGGTTCTTCTACTTTAACAGCATCTCCCCCAACTTTAACAATACCCATTTGAAACATTTGATCATCTGTCCATGGTTGATTATTCATAATTTCCTCCAATCAATCCTACATTATATCAGACAAAGGGGGCACTTTCAAGCCCCCAATGAATCAGATTTATGCGGCCCACTGAAGCCATTGTTTACCCCGTTTTTTCACAGGTGTTTCATCACATATGATTGGTACTTGAAAGGTAATACCATGTTGCGGATGCGTAAACCATAAAGCTTGTTTAGGTATCTCAAAAGCAAAACGATTACTCATTGCGTACTCGTCATAGCCTTTAAGTGAGCCATTTACAATGGCCCCTTTGATAGATATATACTGATGGAAGTGCCCCATGATAACATAGTCAATGGACTTGCCAAGGTTTGTATACTCTGATCTAACCTTCTGAACTCCTCTCGCAATAGGCCCAAGCATTCCAACAATACCTGTACCTCCTCGCACACCGAGTCTATCCCCGTGTGTTAGTAGATATGTAGTGTCGTATACTTTATAATACGTATCGAATCCAGTTGGTATCTGAAATTTAATTCTGTTATCATTAACAGATTTAAAATGTTTCTCTAATAAATTATACAGCATCCAATCAAAACTTAAATGTGCTGCTTCTTTATTTCTGTATTGTTGATAAGCACGAGAGTGATTACCGTAACACGTAGGTACAAATACCTTGCCAAACTTATCAGCTAATGTAGTGATTGTCCAGATCAATTGATCAAATAATTCTAGTACATGATCTATAGTTGTGCCATCATTTGATTCTGTCAACTCATCGTGTATGTTACCAGACATCATATCACCACCCAAGGCTAGCACTATTCCTGGGTACTTGGGATTCACCATGTGATTGTGACATAAGTCTATGGCATTTTCTACTGTAGTTTTTAATCTAGTTTGTGAAATCTTTTTATTAAAACTATTTAGATTATTAACTGCATCTTTCTTAACGACTTCCCCATAATGAAAATCAGATAAGAATAATGTAGGTACACCTGGTGTATTTTTAGATGGAGTAGATTTGATTGTCCACTTGGGTGGCTTAGGATCATACTCACCTAATTTAAATACATGCTTTCGTATGTAACTAGCTGTAACATTTTGTAATGTTGCTTCTTCTAATTGACTTTTAAGATCTCGTATCTGTATGTCATGCGTCATCTTCTGTTCTGCTAAAGCAACCTCCAGGTCAGGAGACTTAACTGTTGGTGTTATGTTATGTCTCTTGGCTTGGGCTACTCTATCACAAAGAGTAGGTCTTGGAATACCCAAACTTCTAGCCGCTTCGGACTTATTTCCTTTGGCTAACACTAAAGCGTTCACCGCTTTTTGTAATTTTGTGTCCATGTTTTATCTCCTGTTTTCTAATTTCTTTTCGTTCTCTTTTTAAAGCCTGGGCTATGCCACGCCATTCGTCTCTATCTTTGAAATCTAATCTTTCCCAAATAGGAACCTTACCTCTTTTAGTTCTTCTAAAATCATAAAATAATTTCTTAGCATAACCGTCATATTTAGTTTCCTTTTCTTGGTACATCATACTCCTTTCCAAATCCATCTATCAATTTACCTACCCTGTTTGGATCACCAGATGCTATAACTCTAAAGTGTTTTACAAAATGACCATTGGGTAAGTCATCATACAACCACGTATCTTTTGTCATCTTGTAATTTATATTACGTATCATAGCTTGGCAATTTAAATATTCTCTGTGATATTTTACCCTTTCTTTTGGATCGACACGCATAGAACGAGATCTAGAATACGCATCTTTACTGCGCTTTTGATATTCTTTGATATACTTTTTTAATTCTTCTTGTGTAAAATTATTCATTAAATGAATACCATCCTGTTATAATATACTTATCATTAGTCGGACTAATCTGCCCCACATGAGCATGAGTCCATTCCGCAGGCCATATCAATGTCAAACCTTTTTCTGCAGGTGCTGTAAATGATTGGCTTGGAAACTGTGTACCTCCACCTGGCACGTCATTAAGATATGTCATAAATACTAAAACTCTTTTAGACATTTTAACGCCAGTTCTTTCGGCATGTAATTGTTTGAAACCTTGGGTCGGGGCATAGTGTTGTAAATTAAAAGCTTCGTTTATATTAAACGCATCTAGTAAATTGTTAGAGTCTGGATACTCTCTTATGTATGCATCTAAAACTCTTTGTTGCCAAACTCTGTATTGATTGATCGGATAGTCTCCGTTCTCATGTGATATGCCTATCTCAGTTGATTCTTTATAACTAGGATCAATAGCAAAACCACCTTCAAAGTTTTGATTATAAACTACACCATCAACTTGATACTTTTTATTATCGTGATACCATTCTATTAACTTATCACAAATGTCATGTGATATATACCAACCACCAATAAACTTGTCTTTACTTATACCTTCGAATTTTTTCACACACTTCTCCTAAAAAGCTAAAGGCAAACCAATTCTTGCTGGTAAATCAGTTTGCCTTTCTGCCCCCCTTATTCTGTAATAATAGCACACTTTCGATTTTGTGTCAATACTTTTTACCCCTTCTCTTCAGAAAGCTAGAAAGCTAGAAAGCTAGAAAGCATCTGCCCAACTCCCTTGAAGTGTACCTTTTGCATACTCCGTAGATCTATTTTCAAAAAAGTTTGTGTGCTCTACGCCATTGACTACCCAGTCTACCCACTCTAAAGGATTATCTTTGACACCAAAGTTAGGTTTTAATCCTAGTTGTAGTAGTCTGCGGTCAGCTATATGTCGTATATATTGTTTAACTTCGTGAGGTTCTAGTCCTTCGACAGGACCTAACTCAAAAGCTAAGTCAATAAACCTATCTTCCAGAGTCACCATGTCTCTACAGATATCATATAAACTCTTTTTAAAAGTATCATTCCAAACGTGTGGCTTCTCATCTAGCAGACAATGAAATAATTTTATCATACTTTCTACATGATGTGACTCGTCACGAATAGACCATGCGACAATCTGCCCCATGCCTTTCATCTTACCATGACGTTGGAAGTTCAGCAACATGACGAAACTTGCAAACAGTTGCAAGCCTTCGCCAAATGCTGAGAACACAGCCATGTCACGAACAAGCTGTTCATCTCTCGTGCCCCCCTTATTTTGCCAGAGATATTCATGCTTGTCGTTCATGGCTGCATATTCTTGAAACGCTTGATATTCTTTGTCATCCATACCTATTGTATCATTCAACAAAGAGTAAGAGTGTGCGTGGTTTGCTTCGCTAGTTGCGATAGCAGACAGCATCATTCTTATCTCTGGTTGTTTAAACATAGGCATATAGACATCCATATAAGCTTGTGCGATATCAACATCTCCTTGTGTAAAGAAAGTTAATATCTGTTTAACTAAATTTTTTTCTACATTGTCCATACGATTGTTCCAATCGTTTACATCTTCGTGTAACGGTACTTCACTAGGAAGCCAATGCATTTTCTGTTGTAGATCGTAAGCTTCAAAAGCCCACGGATATTTAAATGGTTTATAGTAATCTCTTGCTTCAAATACTGACATGTTTCCTCCTTATGCTTGACACATTACGCATTCATCTTCATCGCTATCTGCTCTGACTTGTCTCTCTACTTTTAAAGATACATTCTCTGCCCTCTTGATAGCTTCACTTCGTAAGTAATACAAAGTCTTTAACCCTTTTGTCCACGCTCTCTTGTGAACACTATTTAATCTTTTAACATCTGCGTCTGGTGCAAAAAATAAATTTAATGATTGCGCTTGACAGATGTACTTTTGTCTTTCTGCCGCGAGGTCAACCAACCAGGCTTGGTCGATTTCAATTGCGGTTTTGTATACATTCTTTTCGTGTGCATTGAGGAAGTCCAAATGCTGAACACTCCCTCCAGAAGTAATAATGCTGGACCAAACATCTTTTGTATTCATCCCTTTCTTTTCTAATAGTTGTTCTAAATATTTATTCTTCAACAAGAAAGAACCACTCAAAGTTTTTTGAGAGAATGCATTCGCACGTAACGGTTCTATACTTGGTGATGTATTGCCACAGATAACAGAACTACTTGCATTAGGTGCAATAGCTGTCATGTGTGAGAATCTTTTACCAGTGCCCTTCATATCTGGTGCTTCACCTTTTTCTTTTCCAAGAAGATAGTTAGCGTTATCACATTTCTTTTTTATGTGATTAAATATTTTTAAGTTAGGCCCCATAGACATAGGACTTTGTAATGCTATGCCAATCTTTTGTAAGTAAGAATGAAAACCCATTGTACCTAAACCAATAGACCGTTCTGATTGAGCACTCTTCACTGCTCTCCACATGGTAGAGGGGGCAGATTTGATGAATGAATCTAAAGTATTGTCTAACATTCTAACAATATCTTCTATAAACATTTCATCCTGTGACCACTCGTCAAAGTATTCTAAATTTAAACTAGACAAACAACACACTGCTGTTCTGTCTTCTGCTGTAGGTAACGTAATCTCACTACATAAATTAGATTGATGCACCTTTAAACCTTTTGCTCTCAATTCTTTTGGTAATCCTTTTTGTACCGTGTCACCAAACATAATGTATGGTTCCCCAGTTGCTACCCTTGTCTCTAATAACTTTATCCACAGGGTTCTAGCTTTTACAGTCTTGACTACATCTTTGCTGTTAGGATCTATTAGATCCCAATCCAGATCTCCTTCTACTGACTTCATAAACTTATCTGATATGACTACACCGTGGTGTAGATTTAGATTCTTTCTGTTAACGTCACCACCACTAGGCTTTCTCATCTCCATAAACTCTATGATCTCTGGGTGAGAGATGTCCATGTAACTGGCGTACGATCCACGTCTCGTAGATCCCTGGTTGAATGCTACCATTTGTGAGTCCACTACGTGCATAAAAGGAATAACCCCTGTGGTTTTATTACCTTTACTAGTTGACTGTCCCTGTGAGCGAATATGGCCCCAATAACCACCTATTCCACCCCCCATGCTAGATAGCCAGATGTTTTCTGTATAGTGTTCAGCCAGCCCTGTTCTACTATCGGGTACGTAGTTTAAGAAACATGATATAGGTAAACCCCTGTCTGTACCACCATTGGATAACAGCGGTGAGGCAAACATAAACCACAGATTAGATACATATTTGTACAGTCTCTCGGCATGTGCCTTATTATCTGCGAAAGCCATGCAGGCTCTGGCAAATGATTCTTGTGGGCTTATTTCTTCTGGTAGCATGTACCTGTCACGCAAGATATCCACAGCATTCTTGGGCAACATTTCGTCTTTACTTATATCAATGTTTAATTTCATATTTCCTCTCTATTTACACACAAGGTGCGCAGTATAACATTTTTTATTTCAGCACGCAATTACTTTTTTGGAAAAATTAAATTCCCCTCCAACTTTATGTATCCAGAATCTTGCATAGCTTTGATAGTCTGATCTAACTCACCAGGATTCTGTATCTTTCTCAGCAGTTCTCGCTTGAAGAAACGTAACTGCATGTGGTTCTTGTTACCAGATAGAAGTGTGGCATCTAGCCACACCTTCATATCATGAGCAATCCTACCTGTCTTCGCCATACCAAAACCTTCCAAAGCTTTAGGCATATACTTCTCCATGTCAAACATAATCTCTTTTGTAGTTTCCCAATCATCAATTGTAATCTTACGACTAGAAGATCGTGAAGCTGACACAGACATGGCAACTTTTAAAAAGTGTGACACACGTCTTTGACAATACTCCGACAGATGTGGATCAGTAGGTTCTGGTTGTACACCATCAAAGATATCTGCATTAGCTAAGTCAAACGCATCTCTTTCAAACTCCATAGGTCCATACATTTTAGCCACACTACTTAAATCATTTCGCAGTTCATTGATAGTGTGTTCACTAATAACTTTTTGTCTAAGATCTTGTGGTATCTTTTCCCCTTCATAAAACACAGGTATGATTCTAGATAATAAACCTTGTGACTTAGCATCTTCTGGTAAGTTATCTACAAACTGTGTAGGCGTAGCACAAGCTATCCAATTTAAACACGGACCTTGTATTATATATTCACCAGCAGTTTTTGTTTTGTGACTGTAAGAATCTTTAGCATCCCACATGTCTGTTAAAAACATTTGTAAGTATCTTTCGTTACGACCCATGAATGTACCAAACTCAGATGTAACTAAAGTCAAAGATGAATCATAGAACTCTGGGTTCTCTTCATTCATTAGACGCATATCCATACGTGTAATTTTAGTCATGTCTACTGCCAACTTCTCTGGTGTTATCCTATCTTGGATAGTGTACAACGGAAACTTACGCAACCCATAGTCATCTAAAGATGTGTTAAAATTGTGATCGTCTTCTGTTGCACCAACAGGTGAAGTCAATCTGCTAAACACCTTTGAGAATGGCAGTATTAAACTGACAGATTTATTTCTGCCAGGAGAAGCTATAAGTATTACAAATAAATTAGAACCGATGTTGTAGTTAGGCATAGGAAACCATACCTTCCTACCCAGAGCACCTGCTACAGCAGACAAGGCTGTCCACTTAGCAAACGGCTTTGGTATCGGACTATCTTTTACAGCGTCAACACATGCCTCAACAAAATCTTTGTGTTTTCGTGGCATTAATTAGCATTAGCCGTACGAATATTATCTGGATGTATCCTCACGATTTTCTCCAGGTCTGCTGTTGTCTCAATCCAAATGTTTCCATCTTCATCTGATTTCATTTCACTTGGTCCTTTGATATCCAGTCCGTGACATTTAGTATGTGTGTCTTTTTCTTTGACCACAATCATGCCATCTTCTACATATATCTTTTTTATTTCTTCCATGTTATCATGTCCTTCCAGTTATCACCCACTTCTACAGAGGATGGTATTATCATTTCACGCCCATTGACCGTCAATGGATTGTGCATTTTCTCAAGCACCATTGGCATGAGTTCATCTATCTTATCTTTATGACACTGGCCTAGTATCGCATCATGCACTTGACCTAACACTTCTATACCAGAGTCCTTCAGTTCATCATATACTCTCCACAATCCTAGATTAAGTAAGTCACCTATCGTAGACTGTGGGACAAAAGCTATCGCCGCACGTAAAGTAGAAGCATCTTTAAGTCTATCCCAAAAGTGTCTACGTCTACCCATAGGCGTGACAAGACTACCTTTCTCAAGCAACTCTCTTTGTATAGCTGAATGCCATACTCGTATGCCTGGGAATGCCCCCCTTATCTTTAGTGTATCTTTTCCTATCTTCTCTCCTTGATCTATTAATTCTTTGTATCCACCTTGTGGATCTTGTTTATGCCATCTCTCTAAAGATGTGGATGATACCACACCACCAAAATAAAGCAACTGAAATCGTGTAGCCTGCGACACTTTGATCTTTATTTGTCTAGCCAAAGAGTGAGGTGACACTCCATAGTTAGTTCCATGTCCTGCTCGTTTGCATATGTCACGGTAGGTATGATGTAAATAATATTTTCTATCAGCTAACGCTCTGTCTTGAACGGGATCATCTGACCAACCTAGATTAGGCCATACCATTTTCACAACTTCGGTATGCAAATCTGTACTCTCACATACATCTATATAGTTTTGATCGGCAGCCAAGTATGCAACGGCGCGAGACTCAGCTTGTTCTAAGTCAGCATAAAACATTTTGTTACCTTCATCAGGTATAAATACTTCTCGTAAATCTTTTGTTATGTTCTGTAAGTTTGTGCCAGTACGCCACGGTGATTCTCTTGAAGACCATCTGCCTGTCTCTGTACCTGCCACATTGTATGAACATCTTATTCTTCCATCCGTGTCACGCTTGGAGCTAAGAACTGAAAGGTTTTTATCTATGTCACGCAACGCCAGGATAGTTTTGCAAAAAGGTCTTGCTCTTGGATAGGATTCTGCTAACGATTCTAAAGCATCACGATCCGTAGATATTTTTTGTTTACCTTTCTTGTATGAAACTACAGGTGGTAAGTTAAGATCTTCGTATAATAATTTTTTAAGTTGCACTGGACTATTGTGATTTAAATCTTTGCCATTTACAGATCTTGAAAACAAATGTAACATTCTTTCTAGTTGTAATCTTTTTTCTTGTAAAGGTTTTCTAATTGCTTTTACTTTGTCTTCATCAACACGTAAGCCACGCAAGGTCATAGCCATGGCTGGCTTTAAACTTTTTATTTCAAAATCATATGTGCCTCTTGTCGTATCATCAAAGTCTTCAGATATTTTTTCCCATATCTCTTGAGTCAAAGCACAATCTAATGCACAATATATCCAGTTGATCTGATCATCGTTGTAAGGTGATAGATCTAAATTATTATTACTTACTTTTATCATTTAATAATTCTCCTGCTATAGCTGAATATCCTACCATGTCTACATAAGTATCTTTTGTTGGGTTAGGTGATTTAGTCCTTGCGACTTTTAATAATAACATCATGACTGCCACATCGTGTGCCGTAATAGTAGGTCCTAAATACGCTGTCCACAGTGTAGCTATGTTATCATGATTTTCTTTTTTGTCTCCGTACTCTTTCTCTCTTGGACCTTTTAATATCTTCAAGGCTTCTTTCAAGTTTTCTTCTATACTTACTACCATAAAATTTCTCCATTAGTTTATAAATTTCTTTACGAGTTGTTCTTCCATCTAGATCTGCTAAGTCACAGATAAAATTAAAATCACTGTCCTCGTTGTCATCATTCACCCACTCCCATGCAGATAAATGAGCCTTCTTATCTTCTTTTCCTTTACCTTCGTAAACTAAATCTTGCAGTGTTTGATCTAATACAGCACGCCATAAACGTATTGTATTTATTTGTTCTTCCCACTTCTCGTCTACATCTTTGGCAGAGAAATAATTTGGTCGCTTCACTATTCATCGGCTTTCGTGCTGTGAGAAAACTTGGCTAGAGTTTTCCATGCACCCTCGTTAGTGTATATGGAGCCTAAGAAGCCTAAACCTTTTTCCATTTCTGGTTGCAAAGAATGCTGTGCATGCATCGTGTCATGCACTATACCTTTAACTTCTATGTCCTGTTTATATTTTAACCATGATACATCGTAAGATTGATTCTGTGCTACCTTTGCAATTTGTTTGTCTTCTAATAAATCTTTAACCCAATTCCACGCTTTTGTTTCATCATCTTTCTTCCAGTATCCATATGTGAATGGTACTACAATGGCATGGGTAGATGAGGGGGCAAACCCTATACATGTTATTCGCCCACCTGCTGTTTCAATATCAAATGCCAAAGGATGATCTGCGTTATCTCTTCTTATGAAGTCTTCTTTAAATTTATTTAGGTCGTTTATACTCGGCTCGATCCAGAGTTCTCTTTCGATGTTTTTTATTTCTTTTGTTTCGGATTCTTGTTTTGCTTTTTTGAAATCAGAATATAATATAGATCTCAATGCATAATTTTTTGACACACTAGACAGGGCGTAAGAAGGAACTATTTTTATATCATCATTGATGTGTGAGGTGTTAGAGGAGATGA